CGTCACCGCTTCCGCCATGTTGGTATCCGCGATCAATGCGGCCATGGCGGTTGCGAAGGCGTTCATGATCAGGCCGCGACTGCGTTTGGCCTGCCAAGCAAGACCAGGATCTCGGTATTGTCCCCGCCAGCATTGGCCGTAAGGCCGACATGGTAACCGATGCACCGGTTGCTGGCCGATGTGACGGTGACACGTTTCGCAGTGTCATCCCAGAACACGCGCGCACCTACAGCGATGCTGCCGGTGGCCTTTCGCAACGTGAAAACGCCGCTTGTCTGGATTACCGCCGGCGCACCGGAAGCGGCATCCGCCAGCACCACGCCAAACAGATCGCCGACCAGCAGGCTTTGCCCGGCAGTCACAGCGGCAGGCGCCAGAATATCAATGGCATTGCCATCCTGAACATAGGTCTTCATGTGGATTGTTCCTTACAGGAAAATGGAAAAGCCCCAGGCGCCCCATGCGCCCAGGGCCAGGATCATCAGGTCGGCGCAACGCCTGCGTTGAAGAAGCCGCCGCGATAGTCAATGGCGCCAACCGCGAAGTCATGCACCACTTCCACCACCGTGCCATCCAAGCCCATCGGCTGACCCACGCGCACTTGCGGGACTTCATTATCGCCGACATAGCCATACACATAGACCGGTGCCGCTGCCGGATCAGCAAACAGATACCAGCGGTTGTTCGGGATATTGGCGTCCGAAACCACTTCAAAGCGACCCGCGAAGGCGTTCACATTGCCAGCGGCAGAGGGCACAACCGTAGATGACGCAAACTGCGCCGCCACGAATTCCTGAATGATGGAACACACCAGATAGCGCGGCTGAATGTTCAGTTTCATGCCATCCAGGCTGGACTGCGCCTTGATGGCATTGAAGCCAAGGGTAAGCGCCGCGGCTGTCACTGCGCTGGCGGTACCGGCCTTGTTGGCGCGACTTGCCGCCGTGCCGAACACCGCAGCGCTGCCTTCAGCCAAGGTCGGGCCGTCACCAGAAGCGCTATTTACCACGCCATAGGCAGTGGCATTTTCCCAATCCGCGATGCGGCGGCCAATCATGGTGCCAAAATCCGTAAAGGCGCCAAGATCATCATTCACCAGCATCTGGCGCGTGACAGCGACACTACGGGCATGGGTGCCCGGCGTGATCTGTTCGCGCTTTTCGCTGACCGTGCCGCGCTTGATTTCGCCACCTTCGCCCAAAGCCTGCAACGCTGGGAAGTCGCCAGCGGTCAAGAAGGAATGGGCTTTGAAGTCATTGAAGCGACGGCGTGCAAAGAACTGTCGATAGGAAGGCGATGCCAGCGCATAGCCCGCTTCAAGCATCTTGTTGCCGGCATTGGCCAGCAGCAGCGGGAAGTCTGAGCTGGTGTGAAAAGCGCGGGAAATCAACGCATCACGGTCACGCGAAGACACTCGCTCACCGCGCGCCTGCGCCAGTTCAATCAGCATGTCAGAAGGCCGCAGCTTGGCGAAATTGCGCCACTGGCCATCGCCCACCTTGCTTGCCACGGCCGGCATGTGCCGCGCGGCAATAGCGGTCGCCATCGCGTCCACAATGCTCGCCGGGTCTTCATAGGACCGCCCAACGTGGCTTACCGCCACTGGCTTCGCAGCCGCCACCTTTTCATCCTGCGCCACAATAGCGCTGAACAGTTCCGCGCGCAGCCATGCCGCGTCATGGTTGCCGCTGATGGCACGCGCTTTCAGCGCTTCCATTTGGGCATCATCTAGCCCACGCGAACGCGCCATGCGGGCGGGTTCTTCCAGGCTGGCAATGCGCGCGCGTTCCTGCGCGAGCACTTCTTCGACATTAACCGCCGGGGCGGCAGATGCCACGATGTTATCGCGCGCCTGTTCGGCGGCGGGGACCGCAATCTCGGTCATGCTCTCTCCTTCGCGCCGTGGCGCTCCGTTGCCTTCTGCCGCAATTGCAGCACCGGCCGCACGCACCTGCGCGCTGGCATCAGCCGGGATAGGGACAAGCGAAATCTCAAAAGGGGTCCATTTTTTGGCAGTGCGGATCAGCACATCATCCGGCCCGCGCGATTCCTGCCAATCTTCAGGTTTCACCGCATAGCCGACCGAGACATTGCGCACAATGCCATCGCGCACATCATTTAAGATGGGCTGGACCTCTTCGCGCGTTGAAAACCGCACCTGCGCGCGACCTTCGCCATTGATGATCCATGCGCGTTCCACCACGCCAATCACGTCACGCAAATCATACTGGCCATGGGTATTCAGCAGCGGGGCGCCATTGTTGAGCCGCGTCATGTCAACGGCATCTTCAGTCATAGCAAGTTCTTCGATGAAGGGCTGACCGGTGCGCCAATCCATACGCCGCACGCGCGCGCCTGTAGACCATACCAGTTCCACCGTGCGGGCATCCGCATTGAAGGTGGCAGGTGCGAAGCGCGCCTCCAGCCGCGGGACTTCCAGCGTTTGAATTTCAGACATGTCAGTTTCCTTCAGGCTGCGCGGCGTCATTTGCCGCAAGCTGCACCGCCGCATTTTGCGAGGCGTCTTGCGCGCCGCCAGACTTGGCGACATAGCGCGGGTCAGTATCCAAAATAATCCCGAGGCTCGAAGCCTTTTTGTTTGCCTTAGCAATCTTGCCCATGACATCATCAAAGTTTGATCCAAACATGGCGACCGCTTCATCCTGACTGATAAAGCCAGCACGAACCTGGTCAATCAATGCCTTCGTATCTTTGGCCGGATCAACCATTTCAGGCGCGGGCGGAACATGCGTTGGCGCAACAAAATCTTGTGGGAAAATCCCAAGCAACGCGCCTTGGGCATGAAAGCGCCGCGCCACTCGGGCAATCATCATCGGAATCAACATCGTGTATTGCACTTGCTCCAGCAACCGTCGAAACTCAATCTTGCCTGCGCGTAAGCTGGAATAATTTGCCTGAGACAGATCCCCCGAAACTTGATCATAAGTGAGGCCAGCCCCAACCGATATTCCCTCAAGATGGCGACGGGCATAGCCTGCGTGATCGCCGCCGCCAGAGGGATTGATCGTTTCAATAGAGCCGCCGCTGCGGCGATACAAAATCTGTTGCGGCTCCAGATATTCCACAGCATCGCCCGCGCCATTTCGCAAGACATCGCCTGTAATGGCTTCCTCATCATCGCCCGTCACCACAAGCGCAAGGCAGGCTTCCACAAAAGCCTTTTTCAGCAATGCGCTTTCATATTCGCCAAGATCGCGCAATTGCCACAGCACTGGCGCCAACCACGAAACGTCACGCAACTGGCCAGGCCTGCGGCGACGATACAAGTGGATTATATCATCAGCCGAAACGCGAATCCGGCGCGCATCAGCCCGGCGCAGCAGCGGGAAATCATCATCATCTTCGCGCAGATGGAACGCCACCTTGCGCCCGCGCCGATCAACCTCTACCCCTTGGATAATGCGGTTGCCGTTCGGCGCCATCCCGGTGTGGTGCCAATCCAGCCGGTCCGCTTCCAGCACCTGCAAAGACAGGCCCACGGGGTTATCAGCCGAGGGCCGCACCGCGCGCATCCAGATCAGGCTTTCGCCGCTTTCAACCACGGCGCGGAAGGCCAGCGCCTGCAAACCCGCCCAATCAACTTCGCCTTCCACATCGCAGCCAGGCCCAGCTACCCATTTTGCCCAGGCCGCCGCCTCCGGTGCTTTATCTTGCCAGGTGGTGGTGATCCCGGTGCCGACTGCATTGGCCACCCATAAGTCAACAATGCGGCTGGCATAGGCATTATTCCGCACCGCATCCCGCGCGCGATCTGCAATGGTGCGAATCGCGCCATCTGTCGCCTTGCGCGCGGAACCTGTCGGCGCCACCCAATTGCCACGCCCCGCAGGCTGGCGCGCAGCCGCATAGGCCGCCGACCGGCCTGATAATGTCTGCCAGACGCGATGAAAAACGCTCATCAGCTACCGCCGCCGATCACCGCGACAACGCGCGCTGGACGCCGCTGCGACGACGTAACACTTGCCGCATGAAGGTCCGACAAAATGCGTTGCATTTCTTTAACAGTGGCATATTCTACAGTTCGCCCCTCGAAAGTCACGCGCCGCGTCCCGGCAGTGTAAGCGTCAGCAAGCGCGCGCGCGCGGGAACCCGCCGTTTGCGCCAAAGCCCAAGCTAACGTCTCGGCAAACATGCGATCTTCCCTTCGCTACCACGCGCCGCCAGATGCGCCGCCCCAAGCGCGCGGCTTGAAAACAGGGCGCGGCGGCGAAACTACAGGCACAGGCGCGGGAACCGTTACAACGTCAGCACTTTCCGTAACGGCAACATCCGGCAATAACGCCATTTCATCTCGATAACGTTGCCAAAACCGCGCGCCATACCTATCCGCACCGAGCAACCACAACGCCGCGCGGGCCAGCACGGCACAATCCAGCGCCTCGTTTCGATCCCGCAGCTTTTGCCATTCTTGGCGCGCAAAACCGCGCCGGTCCTTTACTTGGTGTAGTTGCTCCGCCACCAATTGCTTGACCCACTCGACCTCGATCCCTTGCGGCAGATGCACCCAACCGGGCGGATATTCCGCCGCCTCGCCACGCCCAAGCCAAAGGCGGCGATAAAGATCAACCTTCCAGGTCGAAACCGACACCGTCCAAAGTTTCAAACCGCGCTTCATTTTGCGGCCATTGACCATCGCATCAACCAGCGTCGGACCTTGCACCGGCTGCGCTTTATTCCAGCCCTGCAAGCCTTTCGTTGGCGCAATGCGCGGGTCACGCAATCGCCTCAGATGACCATAAACGGACGCCGTATCGCGCCCGCCTGTGTCAATGCAGACCTTACCGATCAGCTTCGTCCCGCCTCCGGCACAAAGCCAATCGCGCGCCAGCAATGCCGCAAGCGCATCCCATGGCGCAGCGTCACGCGGGCTGCCCGCAATGACGATGTGGTCCACAAGCCAAGACGAATAGCCCTCGGCCCATCCCCAAACATCGCACTCCAGCCGGTCATCCTGCACGTCAACGCCAGCCGTCAGCACCAAGGCGTCAGGCGGCACAACACCGAGGGGGAAATCTTCGCGCCGTTCCAACAGACGTTCCCAATCCGGTGCCTCGCCACGATCCGTCCAAGTCTCGCCCAAAACCGTGTTCTTAAAGGTTTTCAGATCCTCCGGCTTGCCCTGCGCAGCCTCCCAATCACGTGCGATCTGTTCCCAGGATAGCCAGCCGACTGGCGAATAGAGCGCCGAGATATGAAAGCCGATGGTGTGCGGGTTCTCCGCCGCTGCTGTCGGGCGCCATTCGCCGGCGGCGAGCATCGCGGTCTTATGATGCTCCTCAATCGGCGTGTCGCATTCTTCGCAATGGTAGCGCACGCTGCGCGGATCGCCCTTCTCCCAAATCAGGCGTTCGAATTTCAGCCATTGCATCGCGCCGCAGTGCGGACAGGGCAGGAAATAGCGCCGCTGGTCTGAGGCGGCGTATTCCCGTTCAATACGGCTGCGCCCGGCAATGGTTGGCGTTGACACCAGAAAGGCTTTCCTGCGCCAGCCAAAGGTGCG